GCAAGTAGGGCCATGTTTAGCGGCCGCGACCTGCAGACTTCTTCACGGGTTTAGCAGAACCGCCACGCTTCATGGTTGCGATTTTGCCAGCTGCGCCCGGTGCGGGGCGAGCAAGTGGTGGGGGTGCTGAGCCACGTGCAGGCAAGTTTGCCACGCGAGATTCAGACATCACACTTCCACCAGATTTGTATTTTTGAATAACACTCTTGCCCTTGGCTGTGGCTGCGGATTCACCTGCCCCCATTGCCAAGCGTTTATGCAAGTTAATTCCTTCATCAGCCATTTTGAGCTCCTAGGGTTTGTTGAATTAAGTTTTGCGCTTCCAGAGCAGTTTTGACTTGCTCATGCTGTAAGTTAGCGGCGTCGCGCGTAAGCGCCGCTGATTCCAGTCTTTCCTTGGTCAGATTGTTCTCAGTATTCTTGGCCATGTCGGCTTGGAGTTTCTGAGTTGCAATCTGCGCCGTTTGCTGAAGCTTTGCAGCTTCAATTTGCATCTCGGCTTGGTCCTTGGTCGCGCGGCGCTGTGTTTCTGCCATGCTAGTTTGAACAAATGCCTGAGTTGCAGGATCCATAGGCGGTTGGCCTGACAATTGCTTAATGGCGGCAATTGCTTTCTGGATGATGGGTGGCAATGCCTTGAAGGTCTCACCGGTATCTTGGTGAACGTGCTGAGCAACGGCGGCCAACAACTGGTCCGCGCCTTGCGGCAAGGTTTGCTCTTTCAAGACATTGAAAGGGCGATTCAAGGCCGCTGAGCTGTATGAATCCACTTGGTTAAGGTACCACATGGTCAAGTGCTGCTTCAAATGCTCCAAGCACAATGGGATGAAAGCCGGAGCCATGATGGGATTTGCACCATACATCGGGTCTTGCAAATAATCCAAGTGAACTTGAATATGAGCCAAGTGATCTTGCCTTGGGAACGCACCGGCGTGGCGGCCAAATGTCATGGCCACGTTTTCCAGTGCGGGGTTCATTTCCTTCACCTCATTGGGATCAGGCAAAACCTCATTGATGTCAGGCAACTTGATTTGCTTAAGGATTCGCTTCTCAACAGCAAGGCGATTGTACAAGTCAGGGTTTGCCTGAGCCCGTGCAGCCAAGGTCTGGATCTGCGCGTACCGTTGCGTTTCAGCAAAGATATGAGGGTCAGACACTGGAACGATGTCTGAGTTTCTGCTAAAGTCTTCCTTGGTAACTTCCAAGTCCTCGACCATATCGCCTTTGACTTGCTCATCCAAGTACCAGTTGTTCAGGCGGGCAATGACCTTCAACACGCGGCGCTGAGAGTCATGCAAGCGTGCATGCACTGCGCTAAACACCGCGGCGCCTTGCTCAATCAAAGCTTGTGTAGTGCCAACCGGCGCATTGCTTGTGATGTCAGCAATCTTCTCTTCACTGGTGGTGACCACGCCCTTGGCAGCGTTGGATAACCAACCAAGAAGTTCCAACAGCACAGGAGAGGGCTGGTTAAATGGCAATGGCATGGCAATCTTACGAATGTCATCCACACCTGGTGCGCCTTCAATCTCACTGACCTGCGTAGGCTCAATGGTCAGCGACTGGCCCGATATCTTAGCCCCTTTGAGCTTAAGCATTGTGGGAGCCGTAGTAATGTGTGCAGAATCCAGTAAAGCACGTAAAGCGCCGGTAAGAGCAGCAGATAGGCCACCAATAAGATGCGGTAAGCCAATTGCATAAGCACCTCGCCATGGAATGAACTTGAACTCAATCAACCAGTCCAACTTGGCCATGGTGTCATCACCATCTTGCCAGTTGCGGTACAAGCCAACAACCTCGGTTGTCAGATCATCGACCATCAAGATGTAAGGTGCGCGCTTTCCATCTGAGTAATTGTCATCATCCAGTGAAAGCCAAGTGTAGATGTGGTACACACGGCGGACGCCGTCCACGTTATCAGCTTGGCTCTTACGACCCTCGATCTTATTGTTTGCCTTTTCTGCCTTAGACTCTTCAGGCTCCATCGAGGCGCGAACAATGTCGATGTCGATGTACAGACCGCTGTCAACGCGCTCTTCAAAAGTCTCTTGCGTAATGTCTTGGACTTCCGTTACGCGGCCTGCAGTGTAGAAGTTAACCGCTGCAAATGGCAAATACACGTTGTCAATTGGTACGAACTCAGCGCATGGACGGCGCTTAACTTCGTCGTACCAGATCTTCATGTATTGGCTACCACCAAGCGGCAACTGCGTCAGCAACTGCTCTTCTTCATCGCGGTATTCTTCAATCTGCTCCGTGAGCTGCCAGTTCATGTAATCGCGCTTACGTTCGGCGCGATTGACCTTTTCATCCGTAGTCTCACCAAGAATCTTGGTTTTAACCGGACCATCTGGTGGGAATAGTTCTTTAATGGCTCGAGCTGAGAAGTCAACGCAAGCTTCAGCCATAACTGGGTGGACAACCTTGCTGGCGCCGGTAAACTGGGCACCACCCGGTGCGTCATGGCCTAAGCCAGTACGACGCAAGCCTTCTTCATATTGCTTATCACGCTCTTCACGAGCTTCTTTGTCTTTCTCAATCAGCTCAACATACTTGTGAGCCAACTTGCTCAGGTCGTAGCTGGAAAGTACATTGGCTAAGTTCTCGTAGAAGTCAGGCTCACCCTCAGGACCCTTGGAACCATCATCCATGCGCACAATGGCCGAGCCATCGGGCAATTCTTCTACTTCAGGCGGAGACTCTTCCATCTCATCAAACATTGTGAGAGCGGATGGCCCAGCGGCTTCGGCTTCTTCGTCAGTCATGGGCTCGATAAAACGATCGAAGTCCGGTGGGATTGGCATCTGTGTGGCCATAAATTATTTTCTCCGCATCATAAGTGCATACCGCATTTGGTCTGTAGTCGGATTTTGTTGGACTATACCACCATTTGCCTTCTTGATGAAGGCTTGACCCGGCGTTTGTGTGCGAGATGCACGTTCAGCCTCCGCTTGTACGAGATCTTCCAGCTCGGCTTGTGACTTAGCACGTTGCCCCAACTGAGCTCCAACCGCGTTGTTGTGGGTATCCATACCATAGTCGGCAGGCATTTGCCCGCCAAACAGAGTTTTGACAGCTTGAAGCGGGGAAGTCGTGAACTCATGGGCTTTGCCTAAGAACTCAGCCACTCCTGGGCCATACTTTCGTGAAAGAGTACCTGCAGCCAACATATGTCGTGCCGCATCACGCTGGTCGTTCTGCCCTTTTTGGCCGGGGTACATCTCATAGGCCACAGTCTCCGAGTAAGTCGGGACACTGAACAGCCAAGGAGTCTTGACTTCGGGTTTCTTGACTGATCCACCGGCTTGGTAGCCACGAACTGGACCACCATCAGCATTGCCTTCGCCATCACCCATGTCACGGTATCTTGTGGCGAGGTCACTTAACACAATTTCAAGCGCTCGCAGCAATTCAGGTGACCAGTTGTACTCAAGTGAGGCCATACCCAGAAGATCTTCAAACGCTTGTACGCCACCTTGCTGTAAGTCACGTAAATGTCTATCAATCTGACGTGCTGCAACTTCACCTGTTGCGTAATCCCCGTATTCAGACTCATCTAGTATATTCGCAATGTCTTCTGCCGCGCGCATATACTGTTGCGCAGGCCTATTCGCAACAATATTTACGCTTTGATTTGCAGGTTGCTGCGTTTGCGTAATTCTGTCAGCAAGATCATTCAACGCGCTAACAACCGCAACATGTTCATTAGCTGCATTTACAGCGCGTAATGCTTGTGCATAGCCTATAGGGTCAAGACGAGGGTTGGTGCGTTCTGCTATGCGATACGCAATAGTGCTAACACGTTCTACCACAGGATCAGGCAACGCAGCAGACATATCACCCATTACAGCATCGACCATGCCGGCAAAGTCAAAGGGTTGTGTTGCAGGTTCAGCTGCGCGAACTTGTTGCCGCGCGTCAGTCTCCATACCTTGCAGAATATGGTTTAGGTTCAATGCTGTACGCTGCGCAGCACGATCACGCTCTACGGGAGGCAAACCACGCAAAACTTCATGGTCAAAGGTGCCATCATTCAATGCTTGAACAGTGTCACGCAGGTCAGCTATATCCGCGCCCGCCTCATTTGAAAGACGTATTGCAAAGTCTGCAGGGCTAAATTCAATGTAGTTTGCGCGTTCACGAAGTGCTAACGCGTACTCACGACGCTCTCTTTCAGTTAAGGCGATCCACGGACTGTTTGCAGTTTGATCTGCTGGATTGCTTAAACCATTTGCCAAGAAACGCAAGTCATCAGGATTTAATTCTGGATCATTCAATGAATTTTCAAGTTGAATCATGGCGTCGTTGCGCTGATTAGCAAGATCGGCCTCGCGAGGTTGCGCAGCTTCTTCAGGCTCCCAATCGCGCATGTATTCACTTTCCATGCGATCAGCAAGTTCGCGCAAGATAGTTTCACTACTGTTTAATGCAACAGTATCCGCAGCACGGCGTAATTGCGCAATGAACACATCAGTGTCATTTGCCGGATCAATGCCTAATTGCTCAGTGATATTGCGAATCTCAGAGCGTACCTCATCAGCTGTAGTAGTGCCCCAATCTCTATCAGCTTCCAACGCCGCGTCATGCGTCATGCGTAAGTAATCAGGTCTTTGCGCTTGTGCGGGTTCAGCTCTTTGCGCAAATGGACGTGGCCGCGCAGCTTCTGCAGCTTCAAACCTTTGACGTTCAAACGCAAGATCAATGTGTCCGCGCACATCATCAAGTAAATCCTGAATACCTTCAGCAATCAAATTGGCTGCGATTCTAGGGCTATTGGCGTATTCGGACTCAAGATCATACAAAAGCTGCGCAAGATTGCCTGCAGCGGTAAGAGGATTACGCTCAGTAGCAAGCGCGTAATTAAAGTCATTACGTACGCCTTCAAAGAAAACTTCAGCTAGTCTAAAATTGTCACTTTCTCCGGCTTCTGCAAATTGCGTGCTTAAAGAATCCAATACCCCGTCAATTGCTGACGATACACCACCTTGCAAATAAGCTTCAATACTTTCGCTTGGGCGCTGATTTGCAATAGCAGGTGCTTGTGCGCCGCGCGCTTGAACGTCAGCAATGTAGTTACGTAAATCAGCAAGCGTAACAAACCGTGGCAATTCATTAAGATTAAGATTTCTAAACTCTGCAGTTGTTAAGCCTGTAGCGCGTGCTAAATTAAATTCATCGGCATGCGCAAGATCATAAATGCCAAGATTACCTGCAAGATCAGAACCGGGGCTATTAAGTGCATCGCTGCGACTATTTAAATACGACTTAATGCCTTGTATATATTCAGGTTTAACCTCACCATTTTTAAGACCTGATGCAAAACCAATATTAAATTTGCCAGGTGTAGCTCGATTTTTTTCCAATTGAAATGTTGCAACAGGTATGCCAGTTGAAATATCGCGAAAACTAACTATTTCATCGCCTTTTTCAACAGCATTAGCATATGCTTGTCTTGGTGACCCTGCGTTAGGGTTACGCAAGCCTGTGGCAACATCATACGCAGGCTCATAACTACGATTGCCAGTATTTGGGTGCCAAAGGTTTGGCTTATTTTTTGCTGACCCGCCTTCACCAACGCAATGATCCAGTGCAGTGGTATCTTCACTTATTAACTTACGTATTTGTAAAGGCTCAAACGCATCAGTGATTTCTAATGCGCCAACGTTGCCGAAGACTTTATCATTAGGTATGTACGTCTCAGCAGACTTTTTAAATTGCGCATCAACTTGCTTTTTATACTTATCTGCTTCAAGTTGCATACGCTTTTCTTCAGCAATGCGCGCTTCTGCCGTAGAACGTATATAGTTTTCGACGGTTGTCTTTGACACTTTGTCTAATGGTATTGCACCTGACATAACATCATTGTAAAATTTAAGTGCAAGATTTCTAAATCCAAGATTCTGCAATGTTAGCCTGTCTGCAGTATATACCTTTTCATTACCAGGAGTTTTTAGTAATGAGGGATAGAATTGCAATTCTTTATATTTAAGATTCTCTTTTAAGTCTTCTGCTGTAGTTGCATGAATTGCTAGATCAGCTGCAGTCTCATACGCAGAGCCAAGTCGTAAGTTGTTTACAGCTTGTTGATGTTTACGCACAGCATTCTCAGCTTTAGCTTCTATGCGAGATGCTTCGGCAAAAGGCGCGTATTGCCCAACGTTAGGGCCTCCTTGCGCGCCATATCCCAATGAATGCGCCAAAGTTTCTTGCGCAATCTTATTGTCTTTTGCAATAAGTGCCTGCGTTTCTAATTCTTGCAATTGTTGCTGTGCTGCTATAAGAGCTTCATCAGTAGATGTAAGTGCAGGCATACCTGCAGATACGCGTTTAGCGCCTATCAGACGTGGCGATACATTTGCAGCATCTGTTACTTTTGAAGGGGGTAAAAACGTTAAGCCTTGACGGGCCAATTTTGCAGCTGGCTCATCAGGTGTGCCAACTTTTTCATTAATGTAATTAGTAAATTGCGAGTTAAGCCAATTGCTTGCAGCTTCATGTCTTGCGGTAATTTCCTTAGCAGTAGGTAAATTGTGTGCAGCTTTAAATTGCGCGCCTTCAGGTGTTTGCAAAAACTCGTCATACATTTGCAACGTATGCGGCGCAGAAGCTTCTTTATTTGCAAATAACGTCTTATACGCTTGCAACGCGTCCGCAGGCGTAGGTGCATCTGGATACATCTCATTAGCTTTTTGCTTTAGAAAATTAGCAAAAGCTTCACGTGCAGGCGCGGTGGCTTCAGTTTGCAAAATGCGATCTTGAATTTCTGTTACCGCTTGCAATGGTGTAATTGTAGGATTGTCAATAACGTCATTTACAATGTCTTGCGCAGGCATATGCGTTGCAGCATCAGGGCTTGCGGTTTTAGGCACCGCAGCATTTGTAAGCCTTGAGCCTGCAGGCCGCATGGCGTATAGCTTAGTGTTCATTGGCTGCATGGAAGCGGGAAGCCCAGGGATGGGTGGCAACCCTTGCATTTCCCTTTGCGCCATGATGTCACCAACGTTTTCAGCCACGCCTTGCAGCTTGGCGCCATAAGTTGGCTGACCCGTAATAGGGTCTAACTTCTGCAAACCTGATTGCGCATTAGCAAAGTCGGTGGGAATATCGCGTACTTGTCGGCCTATGCGCGTGGCCTCAGCGCCCATAACCCGCAGATCGTTAGGGGTTAATGCTGGGCGGCCGGTTGATAGGTGCCCAAGGTACGCAGGCAGCTCGGCCATGTACGGGGCAATCGCGCCTGCGAATTCCTGAGTCATTGGCGTTTGCGGCGCATTCTGTTCCATGAACTGCTTGGCAACTTGCTCGGCGTATGCCGGTGCTTTGCCCGAGGTGTATGTACCAGCAGGTGATGTGAGTATGCTTTCGCCAACGCCTTTGACTGCAGCCACAGCAGGAACGGTCACAATGCCTGCAGCCTCGCGCATGGACTTGGCCATCATCAGCGGATTGAACTTGGTGGCCAACTCGGTGAAGTTGCCTGCAGCTGCGCCTAAGGGATCAGGTTTGCTTTGCGCTTGGGGGATTGGTCGGTCGTAGCCGGGGATTTGAGCTGACAGAGGCTGGTTCTTTTTGACCAGCTCCAGTTTCATTTGATCTAAACTAGGTGTGCCATCATCGCCCACATAGTTACCTTGCTCATCGTAGATTGCTGCCATGTGCGCACCTTATGTTAGACTGCGTAAGGGTTTACCCTTCTTGGACGATCTTCATCATAGTCGTCTTCCGGATTGTATACCGGGTCGATCGAAATTAACCCTAAGTCTCGCAAAAGTCTTAAAGCTTGAGATGTGGAGTCCACCAAGTCATCGTGCCGGACTTCGGGGAACGAGCACAGCTGCGCGATCAAAGGCTCGGCCCAATCACGAGCCATGCCCGGGTTGACCGAGGACTCGGGAATGTAAACCCTACCACGTTGGATGATGGGAGCCACGATGTTCAGACGTGTAGTCTTGTCCGCGTTCCCGGGATTGTAGCTTCTCACAGGCAGGCCGGCACGTTGCAGATCTTGGAGGAGCTGGGTGCCGGCTGACTTGTCCTCGATCAGGATCATGTCCACCTTCTTCCCGTGACCAAACTCATTCTCATCGCCGTAAATGGCGCTGGACTCCTCGATCACCTTGGGTCGCAATTCAGGGTACTGCATGTACTCTTCCCAGCAATCGATGAGCATCACAGACATTGGCTTGTCGGGACTTGGCCTAAAGATACCCCACACTGTGCAGGCAGTTGGATCGTTCTTGGTCTTGTCGCTGGTTGCGCAGTCATAAGACTGCAGCACGTATTCGAATCTCGGGAGAGGCTTCTCATTATCCCAAAGCTTGAACCATGGGCGCTTGATGATACCAGCTTCTTCGGGATCCAAGATCTCGGCGTGAATCTCTTGTCTGCCGAGCTTCGTGCCTTCGTACTGCAAGATCTGCGCTTGGAACGAAGGAGCGAGGTTGTGGAGGTTATCGTACGTGCTGGCCTTGGTACATATCACATCCTCCCCATCTCTGTTCACCAGATCCACGATCAATGGCTTGGGCTTAGGCGTTGTGGTGCATAGCATCTTAGGCTTCTGACCTAAGCGCATGCCGAACTGAATCATGTCCCACGACTCGTCAAGGTAATCCCATGCAGCAAGCTCGTCGAACCAGCCTCCATGGAACTGCGGGCCTCGGAAGCGGGACGGCTCGGACGCAGGGATCCCTTTAATCAGCGTGCCGTTGATGAGGTAGATCTCATGGAGTGATCGTGTGTAGTGATCGACCAACTGCTCTGGGATGACGGTGATTAGACCTGAGTCGCCCTCAAAGCAAACGTCGCGGACATCGGACGATGTGGGCGCGGAGACAAGCCATCGAGTCTTGGGGTGAGTCCAAGCTTCCCACCACAGCCACTCGGCAGCTGCGCGGGTCTTGCCTGCGCCTCGGCCAGCCAGCAAAAGCCAAATGTTCCACCAATCGCCTTTGGGCGGAACCTGATGGTCATTGGCTACCGTGAGCCACTTCTGTCGAGCTTTGTGCGCAGCTTTACGCTCAGGCGCCATGAGGTTAAGATTCGGACCTTTGCGGATCCGATCAGCGAACTCATTTGCCTTTGCTTGACTTAGCATCTGCTTGCCGCGTTGCTAGGAGATCATCCAACAGGTTTTGTGAGAAGTCATGGATCATGTCCACCTCGATCGGCCCATCATTCTTGCCTGTGACCTCGACTTTGGAGTTCTCACGGTATTGCTCTGGGAAGCGTGCTGCCATGCTTCGGCTCCACAACCCAGTGTTGAGTCTCGGCCCGCCGGGGTTCTCAACCATGTGATTCTGGGCTAGCTCTTCCCAGTAGCATAGCGCATCAAGTCGTGCTTCTTCCAACGCTGCCCGAAAATCGTCATGCGCACCTTCCCAGTTCTGAAGATTGCGCCACCCGATGTTGAGTTTAGATGCGATTTGCCAACGCGATAAGCCCTCTTTTCCAAGGGCTACGATCTGGTCGCAGTATGCTGGGTCGTACTTTGACGGACGGCCCAAGAACTTTCCGTTCTTAGATGGTGTCTTTGTAGTCATGTGCGGATTTTAAACATAAAGTTGGAAGTGTGTACATTTATTTGGGGCAGGTTACAGGTTACAGGTTACAGACCGTCCAGAAAACTATATATATACACATATACTATATATCTAATATCTTTTATAAATATTTAGTAACCTACTGTAACCTTGTAACTTTTCAATCTGGATAAGGCTTTGCGAGGTAACAGTTTGGGTTACACTTTTTTGAAGTTACAGTGCTTGACAATTAAAAACTCCCGTTTTGTTCTAATTCACGTTGAAGTGCGTCCTCAGTTCTCGTGACAACCTGTGACCAAGTGGGCTCAAACAGTTTGTGCTGTGTAACCTCTGGCGTGATAAATGTCGTGTATCTTCCGGCCTTACCGTGCACTTTGATCATGCGGCTTGGGTCAAGCGTCCCTTGGGGTTGCAGAGCTTTTCGGATATATTGCGCCTTTGCCTTGCTGTCGTGGCCCCAACGCTCACACAAAATTTGCAGCTGCGGGGCTGTGAAAGCAGCAATCCCGTCAAGGTGATCGTTGACCCAGTCTTTAAGCTCAAGGGCAAAAGCTTCAAGGGGGGTCTTGGACAATTGGATCGCAGTCTCACGATACTGAGTTCGCGGTGCAGCATGCTTAGGATCAAAGCCTGATATATCACGATTCATGTACCAATTCAGCATGATGCCAAAGCCCTGCTGCTGATGTGCCCACCGCATCAAAGCAACGACCTTGGGGTGAGTTTCTTTATTGGATAAGCTGGCCGGACTATAGATAGCTTCACGCCTTGCGGTATCACCCATGTGTGTGACGTAGCTCTTATTAGTCGTGAATACGAAGTTAATGTAGTTGGTGATGGAGTACTGGGCACCATACTTATTGTTGATGGTTAGCTCATTAGATGTGATGTAGTTCTTAAGCTTCGCCGAGTGGTCATCACGATCTGACGAGGGCTCGTTCACGACTATAAAGATCTTACCCTTTAACATGCCGTTGAAGTTGCCAAATAACTCATCAGGCCCGATCACTGCTGCAGGCCCGCCTTCTCCAACCCCAAGCATCTCGGCAATAAACTCGGCGATAGCTGATTTGCCGATGCCCTCAATGGAAGAAGCGAACTGCGGTGTGGTGTAGTTCCTTCTCCATGGGAACTGGACAATATTGGCGACCCAGTTGTGCCAGTACTCGGCAAAAGCCGGCTCATCTCTAAAGAAGTATTCACAAAACTCAAGGTAAGGCCGTGGATCACCGGCTGTAGGCTCATTGGACCAGTCCTTGAACAGGTTGTAATGCCGTGTCGGGGTGATAGTAAGCCCTTGATACTCGGGATACATGCCCACGCCATCCAGATCACACCGCTTTGCCCAGTCCTTATAGGCATCCAAGATGTAAATGGTCTTGCTGCTGGTGCCACCGTTCGGTCGTTGCGTGACTTGGACAAAATAATCCTGTGCCGCGTCAATCCGTGCCTTGTTCCAGCTCAAAATCAAACCATCTTTGAGCCTGATCACGTCGCCGTTGATCAACGCGTACTGGGTTTTGAACTCATAAAGCTTGGTCTCCAAGGTATCTATGCCATTCATCACCGTGCTGGTGCTTGTGAGAACCTGAGCCAAGTTGCCACCAGCCTGAAGATGGTCATCAATAGCGTATTTGCTACCTTTTCCCGATCCGAACCTGCCAACGCGGCAAAGGTGTACCTCAGCGCCAAGCCCTCGGAGGGTGACAGCAAGCTTTGTTTCGGCCATGCCAACCTGTTCATTGGGCTCACCATCCTCACCTGCCCCGTCATAATCAAAGACAATGTAAACCTTGCGATGCTTCTCAGCGAAGCTGGTTTTACGCTGCCAAATGATCTTCATCAGGTCCTTGTGGAGGTGCAAGCCCGACTTGTCTGTCCAGCTTGTGACTCCGGCCAGACCTAGGGTGGCGTAGTTCAGTGAGTCCTTGTTAATTTGCTTGGTGATGGCCCAAGTTTTGAATTCCCCTTCCGTGATGATGATGGGGATGTCTACATCCTGCGCGACCTGCTTCCAGCTCACCGTTGGCGGGAAATAGACGTGACTGCCACTGGCTCGAGCCTGCGAGTACTTCATTTTGCCCTTCGGTGTCAGAATCCTGACCCGATTGAAGCCGGTTTCTTGGCCTTGCATATCAAAATACGGGATTTTGATGCTCCACTCACGAGTGTGGCCTAGTAATTGGTAACATTCCTCTGGATCAAGGAGGGAGAGGCCCAAGGCCTGAATGTCCGAGTCCTCAAATGACCTTGCAGATAGGAAGTTAGTGTATAATTCGCTTGGCTGTGTTATTAGTGATGAGAAACCTGATGGCATGGTGCTTTTCTTTGCAGGAATGCTATTTTATAAGGGCTTAGACTTACCTCTAGGCCCTTTTCTTTTGCCTCGATGAAGGCTTTATTAGGTATGGGGGAGCTTGGCCAATGGTGGCCATGTGTATTGTCAATAGTCATAATGATCCAATTTGCTGATGAAAATCTACCCTATCGGCAGACGGTGGGGATTGGTACTATACATCAGCTCCGCAGCGGTAAAAAAGTATTTCTTTTCTGTCTTTTGGGAAAGTGTTACCTCGAGAAACAAAAGTATACAGAAGCACTAACTGCTGCAGTTTTTGAATACTCAGGTTTTCAAAAATAAATGCAAAAAAGTTGAAAAAAGTTACCCGAACCTGTGTTCAATCACGAGAATGGCCGTATAATTCACTTACAGCAACACACTTCAGATTGCTGTAAAACTTAACTGACTTTTGAAAGGTATTTAATCATGGCACACTTAATCGCAACTACAGCATCCGGCAAAGCAGCAATGGCCTATGTTGGTGAGACTCCTTGGCATGGTCTTGGCCAGCAGTTGACTGCGGACTCAACCATTGAAACATGGGCCGAAGAATCTGGCCTTGACTTCCAATTGGCTACCGCAGATGTTGAGTTCACCCCTCCTGCCAGCGTGTGGAACGGCTTCAAGGCTCAGTCCTTGCCTTATGACGGCAAGAAAGTTATGTACCGCACTGACAGCAACATGCCTCTCGGTTTGGTGTCTAGCCAGTACAAGATTGTGCAGCCCATCGAGGTGTTGGAATTCTTCCGCGACATGGTCGGCAATATTGCGCACTTGGAAACAGCCGGTGTCCTGCGCAATGGCGCCCACTACTGGGCCCTCGCCAAGATGGATGGCGAGTTCAACATTGCAGGCGACAAGGTTAATCAATATCTCTTATTGGCCAGCTCGGCTGATGGCTCTCTGGCCACGCAGGCTCGCCTGACCAGCGTCCGCGTTGTATGCAATAACACTCTGCAGCTGGCACAGCGCGGCAAGGCCAACGTAAGTGTTCGTCATAACTCCATCTTCCGCCCCGAAGCTATCAAGGCAGAGTTGGCCAACAGCAACGAGGCCTTCAAAACCTTCGAGCAAACTGCCAAGGCTTTGGCATCCATCAAGCTCGGCTCCACCAAGGCTCAGAGTATCTTCACCTCCATCCTCGGTGGCGATGAAAAGAATCCCTCACGTGCTGCAGCACGAGCCTTGGCTCTTTTTGAAGGTGCAGGCATCGGCGCTGAGTTGGAGTCAGCCAAGGGTACAGCATGGGGCGCTTTGAATGCCGTGACTCAACTGATGGATTGGGAAACAGCCCGCACAGGCGATGCTCGCTTGGCCAATGCTTGGTTTGGCGGCGGTGTGAATGTCAAGCAGCAAGCTGTGGATGCTCTTTTGGCCTTGGCATAATAAATTTGTGGGGGTACCTAGTACGGCCCCCAAAATTTGTTGTACAATTTAATCTCACGTTACTAGTCCACTTGTGTTTTTGATTTTTGAAAGGTATTGCATATGAACATCTTCTATCTTCACCACCTGCCTTCCATCGCAGCTGTCTTGCACTGCGACAAGCATGTCGGCAAAATGCTTATCGAATCCTGCCAGCTGCTTGCAACTGCGCATCACCACTACGGCAACGGCGACAATGTTTCTTACCGCGCCACACATGCCAATCACCCTTCTGCCGTCTGGGTTCGTCAGTCCCGTCTGCATTACAACTGGGTCAGCGACTTGGCACGCTTCCTCGGCCGCGAATTCAAGCATCGCTATGGCCATGGCCACAAAAGCAATGATGTACTACACGCCGAGTTGTTAGTGTGCCCTCCTGCCATGCTCATGCTTCCTACCAAGTTTACGCCACCGCCTTTGGCTATGCCTGACGAATACAAAAGCGACGACCACATCGAATCCTACCGTCGCTATTACGCAAGCAAAGCTGCTACCATGCCGCTTGTGTACAACAAAGGCAAAGACCCTCAGCCTGTGTGGTTGCAGTGCTTGCTCGACGAAGTGGAGGCCGTATGACTCAGTATGTCAAAATTCCGGTGACTGAGCTTGCCGAGGTATTGCATAGCATTGAAGATTTGCTATTCAACGTGTCGCCTACTGACAAGGCTGGCTATCAGGCTTGGAAGGAACAAGTTGAAATACGTTGCAATGCAGCACGGGCAATTGGCGTATTACAAGCCTATTGCTATTCACATTCATCATTTAAGGCAGGCAAACAAAATGCAAACTACTCATGACTACATCTTGGATCACTACGGCCTTGACAATTGGCAAGAAGAATGGGGCGATGGCGATATACTTCGTAACATTGTTGTTGAGTATACTGTCGCTCGTGATTCTACTCACAATGAGCCCGCCGAGTTTGATTTTTGCGTTACCTTGGATGGCGTAGACGTTACCGATACGCTCAACGATGCAAACAGAGAAGCATTCGAATCGCTGATGCGCAAAGAATACTATGACCGCAAATACTAACCACACCATGCAAATGACCAACTCCGAAAAAGTATTGGCATTCCGTCGCAAGATGGGCCTGCCATTGTCAACAACACCAACCTTGCTCACACCCGAGCAATCCAGTTACTTCGCTCGCTTCATCATGGAAGAGCTTAGTGAATACCTTCGTGCTTGTGAGGAGAATAGCCTTGTTGACGCTGCCGATGCTTTGGTTGATCTTTGCTACGTCACAATGGGCTGTGCACATGCTATGGGCTTACCTTTTGATCAGCTTTTTAATGTGGTGCACGAAGCAAACATGAACAAAGAACCCGCCAATGACTACATCAGGTCGGTGCGTGGCTCTCAATATGATGTTGTCAAGCCTCTTGGTTGGCAAGCCCCCGAGGCCATGATGTTGGCCATCATTCAAACAGAACAACAGAAAGCAAAGCCATGAACATCAAAGACTTGATCGACATGTATGTCGCGACCAAGAATGAGCGTGAAGAACTATCCGCCAAGGTCAAAGAAAAAACTGAAAAGCTTACGCAGCTTGAAAGTGACATTATGAAGTTAATGTCCGATGCTGGCATTACCAAGGCAGCCTCGGATAAAGTGTCATGCACCATGCGTATGAGCAAGCACCCTGCCATTGATGATTGGAATCAGTTTTATGGCTATGTCGCTGAGACTGGCCAATTTGAATTGCTGCATAAGCGGCTTTCCTCAACAGCCTTCCGTGAGCGGTGGGAAGCTGGTGAGGTCATCCCCGGTACCTCAGTCTCTGAGGTCTGGGAACTTACCGTCGTTCGTCGTAAATAACCTTCTTGTTAACTAAGGATCCTTATGTCTAAAAATCAACTTGCATTGTTCGAAGATCAACTGGCCGCAATGGCCATTGAATCAGTTAAGGCCGAGCAGAGTAGCCTCGCCACGGCATTTCTTTCCACCAAGGGGGGTAACCTCACATATCGCGGTGATGTGATCACTGGCAACAAGCTCCCCTGCGTCGTGTTGGCAGCTCCCATTGAGCGTTTGTACTACAGCAGCCGTTATGATCCCACCAAGGTAACTGGCCCTGATTGCTTTGCAATCAGCGCAACCGCTACCGGCATGGCCCCATCATCTGCTTCCCCGCAAGCTCAGCACACAACCTGCGAAGGCTGCCCTAAGAATGAGTGGGGCTCTGCGCCAAATGGTGGCAAAGGCAAAGCTTGCCGTGAAACACGCCGCCTGTTGCTGATCCCAGCAGATAGCATTGGCTCTGCCGACGCTGTCAAGACGGCTGAGGTTGCAGCACTGCGCCCTCCCGTTACCAGCCTGAAGAACTACGCAACTTACGCGCAAACCTTGGCTGCAACGCTGAAGCGCCCTCCTCTTGGCGTGATCAGTGAAGTTGCTGTGGTGCCCGATGCTAAGACCCAGTTTAAGGTTGTGTTCAACATGGTCAAAGCCATTGAGGATACGGCGGTGATTGGCGCATTGATTGAGCGTGCTAAGACTGAAACGCAAAAAGCTATTGAGTCTGCCGGCGCTATCAACGAAGAATCTGAAGCAGCACCTGCTGTGGATGGCAACCCTAAGTACTAAGCCATGGAAGAAAATAAATTCTGGCTTCGCCTTTGGGGCATCGCGGCTATGGTACTTATAGTTGCGATTGGCTCATGCACTTTTGGTTTGCATGATCGTCGTGACAAGTGGGAAAAGGCTGTGTCCAACGGCGCTGACCCCATGGTTACTGCATGTGCGTTGTTTGACCAAACTGAGGTTGAACGCGCAACATGTTTGATTTTGGCACAAAACCGAAAATAAGGAATCGGGGGGAAAAGTTAATGCTGCGAGGTATCGACAGTAGTCAAAATCGCGGATTAAATTAGTACCCCCACCTAAATTATGAAACCTGTCTATCTTGATTTTGAAACAATGGCCATTGGCCCACGGCCGGATTATCCTCCGGTTCCAGTCGGGCTTGCCGTTTATGACCCTGAAGGTGAATACCCCAATGGCTACCACGCCTTTGGCCACACCTTAGGCAATAACACAACCAAAGAAGCCGTCAAGGCAATGTTGGAACTAATCTATGATAGCGGTCGCGATATCTGCTTTCACAATGCTATGTTTGACCTTGATGTTGCTGAAACTCATTTGGACATACCCATCCCTCAGGACACCACGCGTGTTCATGATACTCTTATACTTGCTTTCCTGCACGATCCTCATGTTCAATCTCTCTCCTTGAAAGACTTGGTTATCACTTGGGGCCTTGATACCCCTAATGAAAGGGATGAACTAAAGGAATGGATCATCGCCAACGTGGAGGAAGCAAGGCGTAAAAAGTCTACATGGGGTGCATACATCTCCCGCGGCCCTGTGGAATTGGTAGGCAAGTACGCCGCAGCTGATGTGCGGCTTACCAGCAAGCTTTATGAATATCTCATCGAGCAGGTTTTACCCGCGCAGCAGACGGCTTACCACCGTGAGGTTGCTTTGATTCCAATGTTACTTGAAAACTCCCGGTTAGGTGTAAGGGTTGATCGAGTCGGTTTGCAAAAAGCAAAAGAGCAAGCAATAGTAGATATTGAAAAGTGTAATGTTTGGGTTCGTTCATTGTTAGGTTCTCCTGAATTGAATCTTGACAGCGATAGAGAGCTGGTCAATAGTATTTATCCCACGGAATACTGGTTGAAAGATAATGGGTGGCCTACCACGGATAAAGGCCAACCTAGGGCCGATAAGGAAACCTTTGAAGAATTGATCACCCATAAGGAATTAAAAGATGTCCTCCGATATAGAGCCAACCTATCAACATGTTTGTCAACTTTCATTGAGCCCTGGTTACAAGCTTCTGCATCTACAGGTCGAATCTACACAAACTGGAACAGTGTACGAGGTGAACGTGGGGGCACCCGAACAGGCAGACTCTCATCAACCCCTAACTTTCAAAATGCGCCTATCCGTTACCCGAAAGTTGAACTCCCCGCAGATCTGGAAGTTGCACCCCTCCCGCTCATCCGAAGCTTCATCCTAGCCGATGAAGGCCACAAGTTGGTGGCATGTGACTTCAACGCTCAAGAGCTGCGAATCTTTGCTCACTTTGAAGGTGGCGGTTTGATGAAGCAGTACCAAGCCGATGCACGGGCTGACCTGCATACCTACGCTGCCAAGATGATGACCGAGGCCAGTGGCCGCGAGGTGTCAAGGACTTACTCCAAAGGCGTGTCATTTGCTATTCTTTACGGCGCTGGGCCTAAGAAAATCAGTGAGATGTTAGAGATTGATTATGAGTTGGCAAAGACATTGATGGATGCATATACCACAGCCGTGGCTCCGGGCCTCAAGACGATGCAATCAACCATGCGGACAAGGTACAAATTAGGCCAACCGCTTAAAACCATTGGCGGGCGTCTCATCAAGATGGAACCGCCTAAGATCATCAACGGCCGTCTGCGTGAATTTGATTACAAAGGGGTCAACCTTTTGATTCAAGGCTCCGCTGCTGATCAGGCCAAGGCCGCCATGCTGTTGTACCAAAGCAAACGTCAAGGCAGTAGGCTTTTGCTTAGTGTGCATGATGAATTGGTTATCTCAGCTCCGGAAGAGCATGTTGAGCGTGAGGCTGAATGCCTGACATGGTCCATGTGCAACGCCTTGGAAATGGATGTGCCCATGGTTAGTGACTACAAAATCGGCAATACGTATCAGGAGGTCAAATGATGACACGTTGGGAAAAGCTTGAAAGGGTTATGTTCCTTGTTGGTCTTATTGTTGTGTTGATGGACCTGTACGTTTGGAGGCCAATGTGAGCAACTTTACATACTTCAGGGATGACCATGCAGTTAGCATGACATTGCGTGACTACTTTGCGGCTCAGGCTATGCAAGGCTTATTGACTGCTGAAATTGTTGGTGAATACACTAATGAACACGTTGCTGAAATCTCCTATCGCATAGTAGACGCAATGCTGAAAGCGAGGGAAGCATGACACAAGATGAAATCATTGAGATGGTACTAAAAGCGCATAATCCGCCAACTACAACTAGGTGGTGGGATATGGATGTTATAGCGCTTGAAGCCTTTGCCAAGCTAGTAGCACAGCAT